CTAGACATTGAAGAAATTTCTAGAGTCCGATCATATTCTGATTTTTTCCATCCAGTTTTTTCGCAAAACTGTTGGTAGGACTGTTCTTCAGTTAAACCAGCTAATTTATCCTCGTGTAAATGCCGTCTGATCAGTTTCGCTTTGTCGTACACCGATAGTTTTTCGCTATCAGTGCCGTAAGAGAGCATTTGATACTCTAAGTCCCGGACGGTTAGCCCGCCCGACAAAGGCTTAATAATTGCTAGAACGTTAGGAATTATTATTCCTTGAGAGGCTAAAAGCAACCAAGCTAATACCCTTCGATGCCCGTCCATAGGAAACAGTCGATCACCGTCTGCAATCAAGTGTAAAGGTTGATAGATTACGCCTGATGCCAGTATCTTATCGGCTAGTTCTTGAATTAACTCCAAGTCGTAGGTAACGCGAGTATTCCATCCGGTTTCCCCTGAGATGGACTCGATTAAATCAAGGCTAAAGGTTAAAAGAGTTTCATCAGGCAAGACGTGCATTTTGCCGTCGTCATGAAGCCCTATTCTTGGTCCGACAAAGTGACCATTGGCTAATCTGAAAGAAATTAGCTGGGGATCGACTACGATTAACTCTCCTCTTGCAGACCCATAAGTTCTGATTTTGTCTCTTGATTTTGCGCTCATATGGTTTACTCCTCGGTTACGTTTGTTGGTTTGTTTTTACTTTTAAGACATTTTTAGGTCTTCATAGCGTTTTCCCCATTCGTTAACAAGAATCGTAATTTCTGGAAAATTAATCGCCTTACCTTTAATCCATATATACGGATTATTTGATTCCGATAAACTTGTTAATGTTTCAAATAGCAAGTTTGTAGATTTCAATTCTACAAATGTTAAATTAATCTTGATTACTTTTTTAGTCTTGCCAGAATCGCAAGTAATCTCAAAATCTGCCTTTAATTGCTGTACTTGATTAATGCCTACACTAAAAACTAGGTTAGCTACCAATCCATGCAAGCAAATATTTTCGACTTGTCCTGTACTTAAAACTTTCCATTGGTTTTTGCTGCTTTCAACCAAGATTTCTTGTATTTGCTGGAAAGTCAGTTCATCCCACCAATCACGACTTAAGAGATTCAGATTCATTTAATACTCCTTAATTTCCATTTTTGGATTTTTTAGCCTTTCAAGTTTTTATAGGTTGCTGATAACTGACGACTGACAACTGGCAACTAATTAAAAATCTTCACTGAGAAGTTCACCAGGATCAATATTTTCACTGCGAACTTCTATTACTGGCTTTTGCCTTGCGTCTATAGCTTTTTTCAGGAGGTCGGCCAATTCTTTTTCAGAGGTTGCTTGTTGGGCGATTTGCAAAGCTTCTGGTTGAGGTAATCCTTGATTTACAGCCCAAGTAATTCCAGCCTGCTTGCGATCCTCTGGCAGTGATTGCGAAGGGTTGAACATTTTTACGTTTCCCGTTGACGCAGGAGTTAGAGTTCTGACAGGCTCTACATTTCCCGTAAATCGCTGAAAAGCTTTTGTTTCGATTATTTGCAATACTTGAGAAGCACTATTAGGGTGAACACGGATCGATAAAAGACTAAACGTCTTTCGTCCCCTTTTTCCGTCTGGTAAGGGATAAGATAGCTCTCTTGACCCGCGTTCTAATAGAAAAGGGATACCAATCAAACTACCAGCCGATGTTTCAATAGCTAGTAGTTGCTCTGTTAGTCCGATAATATCCCACTTTGAATGGGTTTCGACTTCAAAGTATCCTAGTTCACCTAATTTAGGTAAAACAATCTGCAATCGCCCAACTTGCTTGCATTTACACCCTGAATAGCTTCCGTCAGGGTTTTGTTGACGTTTGCATGGGATAGGATTAGTAGCGATCATTTTGCCAGCTTGTTGATAAATTACTTGCTTTTCCTCGTCACACCGAATCATTAATCCAGAAGTTTTTAAATCTTTATCATTCCACTGCTCCATCCAACAAGGAAATACTTGATCTGTATAAGGAAAAGGTAATAAGCAATCTAATTGCTTTGGTTCTTTCCCGTAAATAGCGGTAAATTTTTCGTTGATTCCTTGAATATCAGAATCAATGCGAAAATATTCTAAATCATCTCCGCTTATTAGAGTGCCAGGTCTTTTAGGGTTTTCTTTTTTTTCTCCCCCTTTGCGAATTATACCCAGTCTAAGGAACCGGGCTTGTCTTGTTGTCAAAGATTTTATAGGCATTGTTTTTACTCCTAAAAAGGAAGGTTGCTAGGGTCGCTAAATCTATAAGAGGAAGGAAACTCATCTATTTCTTTACCAGCAAAATACTTGACCACACTTGGGCAAGTGACATCATGAGCCTTTGTTACTTCCAGAAGTTTCGACATAACCACTTGCTGTGCTTGATTTAAAAGAAATTCATAGCAAGCATCAGCATCTTCGCCGTCTTCTGGTTTTCCATGAATATTTATACTCACATTCACAGACTCAAAGTTACCGAGATTGATTTTCTGACTATAATCTACCGAGATATGGGTGATAAGCATCTCTCCTCTAAAACTTGATTAATACAATCTTATAGTAAATTGCTAGAATTGTCAAGCATTTTTAAGAAAAAACTTGCAAAAAACTTACAAAAAGATAATAGTACAAAAGAACTAAGTTATTATCGTTAATAGATTGTAGATAAAGATATTAACAATGAAATCCTTGATATATATAGGTTTCAGGCTTTGTTAATACTGTTAACGCTATCTCCCAATATTATTTTCCTTGCTTTTCTTATTGTCTAGTTCGTTTATCTCTCTTTATCTTTTTTCCTCTATACAGTATCAACGGTATTAACAAACCTTGAAACCTAGACAGCGTAAAGGTTTCGATTGTCAATAACCTTATTAACAATCGAATTACAAAAGAACAGTAGATATACTTAGCATATTTAAATTAAATACTGCTATCTGCTTAGATGATCGTTGCTAGTGATTCTTTAAAAAGTACTGGATAACTTGAATTTTGAAAAACCCGTACTGTGTAAGCTGTTTGGACTGACCCCCAGTCGGCTATTTGTTGCAATTCTGTGTAAACGACGCTTCGGGCCGACGATACTGACCATTCTCGTTTTACCGTCGCCCCGTCGTAAATTCTGACTACATAGCTGTCCAATTCTCCTGCTGCGTAAGCAATGTCGATATAGTCGATCCAACGACCATCTAACCGCGTCCGTCGATACCAAGTAATAATTAAATCGTTGTTATCTTTTTCCCCTCTTACGGCACAAGGGAAAGGATTTAATCCTTCTAAAGTAATTGTGTGAGCAGTCTCGTCTTCTATATCAGTTTCAAGTAGTCCATTAGGAACTACTTTTAATAAATATTCTCGATTAATATCAGAAAGATTTAAAGGGAGTCGAACTAAATAATTAGTTAGTAGCACAAATTTTTCCCCTATTATATGCTTAGAGATAGCCGGTTCAGTTCCTTTGACTCCACGAATTGTATATGAAATATCAAAGGTTAAGGGATTGTTGGACACAATAGCAGCATTTTTAAAAGCTATAATTTCTCCAGTAGAAAACCAACCTAATTGTTTGCCTGATAGAAATGTTTCAAGGGTAACTGGCTCTAATTGCCCTGAATTCATACTTATTCGTATCCAATTTGAATCGTCAATAAAACTAGGAGAAGCGTTGTTAAAATTCGGGGAGAAGCTTAATACAGTACCAGTTACGCTGTTGGCAATGTTGCCAACAGCAAAATCATAGCTTAATCCGTTGTCATCAGAATAAAATAATGCTCCTTTCCTAAAACTAGAGTTACCTTCAATTGCCACATAAATTCCTGTGTCGGTATCTCGGCTATTAATTATTGGGCATTCAATAGGAATAGCGTTAGCGCGTCCGTAGGGACGAGGAGTGTTATTGTCTGGCGGAAATTCGTTATCTATAGGAATATCTGGTAAATATCCTACTCCTTGAAATCGAGTAGCTTCAATTTCAATTAAATAATTTACTCCTCTTACTTTCTTTGTAATTTGCATCAATTCTTGATGATAATTGTTATTATCATCAGTAAAAATTACATCCCCAACTTTCAGATTTTCCCATGCTGGCAATAAAAACATTTTTGAAAAAGTTTTTGATTGCGTTTTCCCTAAAAAAAGAATTTTTGAGGCAATATTCATGAAAAGCATATCTATATCTATTAGCTTAGTTTGAAAACTAAGCTCGTTTGTGTGAATATCTGATGGGTCTTTAGCTACTACGGTAATAGTTTCATAATTTTTTAAAAAATTTAGTCCAGATACTGTAACGGCACTAGGAGTTTCTCTAAAATGAGTCAGTTTTTTTTCATTAATGTCAATAGGATTTTCTCCAAATTTTTTAGACCCAAAAGAGCTTTTAGGGATAAAAATAGGATCAGATGATTGTTCTTGTCTTTTAAAAATGATTTTATCTTTTGGCTCCCTTGCCACAATAAAAAAAGCTCTCATAAGTTCTTCTAACTGATCAGCAAAAGATGTCCCATCAAACAATAAATCAAATCCTTGAATTCGGTAATCATTAGGAATGTCAGTTACGTCAATTTGATCGTCTGTTCTACCAGCTAATTTACAAATAGTTTTCAAAATATCTTTTATTTTTGGATTGTTTCCACTTTCTCCAATCACTTCAATATCAATAGTAGGAAATCCAGTGCCGTCATAATTAGCAATCGGATAATTATCGAAAACTAAAAAAGACATTCCAGTAAAAGCAGGTACTGGGTTGGATTCTTTCGATTGAATAACAGAAGATGGCGTAGTTTGATTGCCAGTATAAATAGTTGTATGTTCAATAAATTTTAGGCTTTTTTCGTCATTGGTTTCAGAGTTGTAAACAAGGACGCTATTCATCCAAACCCGCCTAACAGAGCCAATTTTTCTAGCAATTGGATAAGCGGCTGTCAGAAAATAAGTGTAAACTTCGGTAGTTTGCCCACCACCACCGCCTTTTCCGCCTTGTCTTTCGGATGTGATGACTTCCTTAAGAGGAATCCCCCACATCATAGTTAGCCCTTCTTTCCTCACCCTTCCAAAAGGATAGGATAGGCTTCTGCCGTATTCAGCATCGGGAACACCAGTATCCTCAATTTTTCCTTTTTGTTGAGTAGGAGGTTTAGGAGCAAATAGAGATAATAATAGGTTAGCTCCGATTCCTATCGCTACGGGAATGAGAAAATCAGTCACGGCTTTTTAAAAGATAGTATTTTCTCTATTCTAAGTGGATTGGGCTAGATTTGCACTAGCGTGGAATTACTCTACAGATTTACAGTCTGCCGCCTTCGACTACTCGGCCACCAATCCTTGTTTAAATTTATCTTACTATAATTCTTAATGCTTGTCAATCATATTGGTTTTTGATTTTCTTGATTCTTTTGAGATTCTTGCAAATTAAGAAGTTGAAGCATTGCTTCTCCTGCGTCTTTACGCGCCATGTTACAAGTCCAGAGTCTTTGTTTATTGCGCTTGATAATGATAATTTCTGTATTAGAAACTAAACAAACTAAATCATTTTTCTGTTTTATTAGTTGATTAATAGCTTCTAATTTTTGCTTTTGTTCTAATTCAGAAACGGGTTGAGGGTTTTCTCCATACTCTTGTGTGGAGAAAACAACAGCTAACACAAAACTTCTTGTTTCTTTAAACTGAAAACGAATAATCTGCCAACTAAATTCACCATCAGGCTCTAATTCTCGATTCCAAATATTTAGAAAGGTTTCTAAATAACCTTCTAATCCTTTTTGAGTTTGACGGTTTTTATTAATATCACTGAAAAGTCCTTGATGCTGTTAAGGATAGTTTTCAACAGGTTTTACTGACTCACTGTCTTGAATAGAGTAAGAATGACAAGAATTAAATGGAACCATAAAAGGCATATTG